GTCGCAGCTGAAGGCGTCGGCGGATGCCTATAAGCCCGAGCTACACGACGCGCCATTCGTCGTGGGCCACCCGAAGACGGACGCGCCCGCTTACGGCTGGACCAAATCGCTCGCTTTCGACGACGGCGTGCTCGCGGCGGAGCCGCACCTGGTGGACGCGCAGTTCCAGGAGATGGTGAACGCCGGCCGCTTCAACAAGATCTCCGCGAGCTTCTACGAGCCCGACGCGCCGGGCAATCCGGTGCCCGGCGTCTACTACCTGCGCCACGTCGGCTTCCTCGGCGCGCAGGCGCCCTCCGTACGGGGGCTGAAAAGCGCGAGCTTCGCCGGGGACGAGAAGGGCGTCATCGAGTTCGCCGACTGGGGCGAATCCATCGTCGCCTCGCTCTTCCGCTCGATCCGCGACGCCTGGATCGCCAAGTTCGGCAAGGAAGAAGCCGACAAGACCATCCCCGACTATTCCGTCACCGCGTTGACCGAGCACGCCGCGCAGGGCGACTCGATGACGCACAGCTACGCCGCACCTTCACAAGAGGAAAACGATATGCAGCTCACCAAGGAGCAGCTCGAAGCCCAAGCGAAGGACCTGAAGGCCAAGGAAGACAAGCTCGCCGCCGACCGCGCCGAGTTCGCGGAGCGCGAGAAGGCCGTGAAAGCGCAGGAGGAAAAGAACCGCCGCGCGGGGCTCGTCGAGTTCGCCGACACCCTGGTGAAGGAAGGCAAGATCCTGCCGCGCGACAAGGACGGGCTGGTCGCCTACATGGCCGGGCCGAACGATGCGGGAATGATCGAGTTCAGCGAAGGCGAGACCAAATATTCGGTAAACCCCGCCGATTGGCTGAAGAAGTTTCTCGCGGCGTTGCCCAAGCAGGTGGATTACGCCGAGCACAGCGCGCGGACAGAGGTCGAGTCCCCGAGCGTCAGCTTCGCCGCGCCTCCCGGCTACGTCATCGACCCGGAGCGGCTCGAGCTCCACAACAAGGCGCTCGCCTGGCAGCAGCAGCATCCCAACACCAGCTACGACGCCGCGATCGCCGCGGTGACGCACTGAGCACTCAGCACTGAGCACTCAGCACTCTCATTAAAGGAGTCTCGACATGAAGCAATCCATCCCGGTCCTCACCCTGACCCAAGTCCTGACCGCCACGGTCGCCGCGAATCGCTTCACTACGGTCGCCGGCATACAGACGGGCGCGGACTTGAACGCATTGGGCGTTTCCCGCACCGGCGGTATCTCGGGCGAGAGGGTCCCGGTGGACGTCCTCGGCACGACCATCATCGAGTCCGGCGCCGCGATCGCAGCCGGCGCGACCCTCAAGTCCGACGCGACCGGCCGCGGGATCACCTGGGTGACCTCGGGTGCCCGACTCGCGATTGCGCTCGAGGCCGCGGGCGGCGCGGGCGAGTTCATCGAAGCCGTGCTCATCCCGAACGCGGCGTAGCGGAAACGATTCCATAGCACCACTACGGTCAGCTGTGCCGGGGAGATAACCCGGCACAGCGAGACCGGGCAAAGACAACCAGGAGAACCTGATATGAAAAAGCTGTTCAAGCTCGAATCGAACTTCCAGGCCGCACTCATTCTCATCGCGATCGTCGCCGCGGTGCTGTGGCACGCCGGCCTGATCGCGCCGGAAGCCGCGCCGCTGCTGTTCGCGATGGCGCAGGCGACGCCGGCCGGCGCGCGCGTGATCGATCCGGTCCTCACCACCGCGGCGCAGGGCTACAAGCACCCGGATTTCATTGGCGACGCGCTCTTCCCGATGGTCCCGGTCGAAGCACGCGGAGGCAAGATCATCACGTTCGGGCGCGAGGACTTCGAGCTCTACTCTACGATTCGCTCGCCGGGCGCGGCCACGAAGCGCGTCCAGTTCGGATATTCCGGCGCCAGCTTCGCGCTCGAGGATCACTCGCTGGAAGGCGTCGTGCCGATCGAGTTGAGCCAGGAAGCGGCCGCGGTGCCCGGCATCAACCTCGGCAACGGCGCAGTGCGCAAGACGCAGAACATCATCGCGCTCCGCAAAGAAAAGGCGCAGGCCGATCTCGCGACGACCGCGGCCAACTACCCGGCCTCGAACAAGGTGACGCTCGCCGGCACCGCCCAATGGAGCGATTACACCACCGGCGTCTCCGATCCCTCCGCCGACATCGAGACCGCCAAGGAAGCGATCCGCAACAAGATCGGCAAGCGCCCGAACACCGTGGTGCTGGGTTCACTGGTGTGGTCGAAGGTGAAATATCATCCGAAGATGATCGAACGCATCAAGTACACCGGGCGCGACTCGCTCTCGCTCGACATGGTCGCGGCGCTGTGGGACGTAAAGCGCGTGTTGGTCGGCGATGCTGTGTATCTGACCGCCGCCGGCGTCCAGACGGATATATGGGCCAAGTTCGCCGTGCTGGGCTACACCGAGATCGGCTCGCTCGCCGACAACGGGCTCCCGTCATACGGCTATACCTACCAGCTGCGCGGGTACCCGATCGTGGAGCAGCCTTACTACGAGCGCAACCCGAAGAGCTGGATCTACCCGGTCACGGACTCGCTGCAGCCGGTGATCGCCTCCAACATCGCGGGCTATCTCATCAGCGCCCCGATCGCGTAACCGGGCGCGCCCTGGTTGAAGCCCTCTCCCGCGTGGAGAGGGTTTTTGCAAGGACACCCACAGACCAGGAGGCCGCCATGTCGAAGTACACCGCGAAGACCCCGATCAAGCTCAACGACGACGAGCGAGTGGAGGAAGGCGCCGAGCTGGAGTTGACCGACAAGCAGGCGAAGCCCCTGCTCGCCATCGGCGCGGTCGAGGCCGTGAAGCCCGCGAAGCCGGCGAAGTCCGACGATAGATAGTGCGCCGCCAATGAGGAACCTGAGCGCAGCGATCCTCGCTCTCGCGCTCGCCGCCGCCGCCCAGATGGCCTACGCCACCCAGCAGAACCTGATCGACCGCTTCGGCGAGCGGGAACTGATCGAGCTGACCGACCGCGCGGACCCGCCCACCGGCGCGATCGACGCCGCGGTGGTTACCAAGGCGCTCGCCGACGCGGACGGCGCGATCAACGGCTACCTCGCCGTGAAATACCAGCTCCCGATTTCCCCGGTGCCGGTGATGTTCGAGCGCTTCGGCTGCGACATCGCCCGCTACTACCTCTACGAGGACCGCGTCACCGACCAGGTGCGACGCCGCTACGAGGACGCGATCAAATACCTCGAGGGAGTGGCCTCGGGCAAGGTCAACATCGGCGTGGATGCCTCGAACCAGGCGCCGGCCGCATCCGGCGGCCCGGAAGTGTCCGCGCCGGATCGCATTTTTACGGGTGACAGTCTTGCCGACTTCACTGGCTCATGAGCGTCGAGCTGTTCGACCCGCAGCTGGTGATCGCGCGCCTCGCGGAGCGGGTGTCGGGGCTGAGGAAGGTCGCCGGTGCCGTGGACTTCGCCACTGCCGCTCAGGATCTCAAGCAGCCGCCGGCCGCCTACGTGATCGAGCTAGCGAACCGCGCGTCGCGCAACTCGCTCGCGGTTATGGCGGTGTCCCAGGAGAACGAGATCCGCTTCGGCGTGATCATGGCGGTGCAGAACCTGCGCGATGCTCGCGGGGATGCAGCGCAAACCGATATGAATGTGCTGGTGCGAAAACCCGTGATGGCGGCGCTACTCGGCTGGGCGCCGCATCCCGACTCTACCGTCATCGAGTACAGCGGCGGCCGACTGCTGCAGCTCGACAACCTGGTGCTGTGGTGGCAGGACGACTACCTCACCTCGATCCTCGAACGGAGTTCCTGACATGACCCAGCGCGGCGGCGGCAGCTTCAGCGTCTCGGAATCCGGCGAGTTGACGCAAGTGGAAAAGCCGACGCGCGATCATCCCGAAGGCAACCGGCCGCGCAACAGCGACGGCAAGCCGATCGATTTGGCCGCCCCGGCGCTCGACAGCCAGCCCGTGGATGCGCCGCCGGTGCCTCCGCGCGGCGGGCCGCGGCGATTCAGCACCGTCAAGGAGTAACCGATGGCCACGCGTTTTTTTCGCAAGAGATCGATCCTCGCCAAGATCGAAGGCACCTATGGCGTCGATGCCGCCCCGACCGGCGCGGCGAATGCGATCCAGGCGCAAAACGTCCAGATCACGCCGATGGAGCTCGAATACCTGGATCGCGACCTGGTGCGCGCCTATCTCGGGCACCAGGAGCAGATCGTGGTCACCTCGCGCGTGCGCCTCACGTACGACGTGGAAATCGCCGGCTCCGGCATCGCGGGCGTCGCGCCCGCGTGGGGCCCGCTATGGCGCGGCGCCGGCTTCAGCGAGACCGCGCTCGCCGCCGCGCACGCCGGCGCCGCGCAGGCGGGCGGCGCCAGCACCATCACGCTCGCGGCCGGCGCCTCGGCAGTCGACAACGCCTATCGCGGCATGCGCATCCGCTTGACTGGCGGCACCGGCACCGGCCAGTCGCGCGTCGGCTCGGCCTACGTAGGCGCCACCAAGGTGTTGACCGTTTCAGAGCCGTGGACCACGCCCCCGGACGGCACGACCGTCTACTCGATCGACGCGCAGGTGGCGTATTTGCCGGTCTCGGACACGTTCGAGGCGCTGACGAAGTATTTCAACATGGACGGCATGCGCCACATCATGCTGGGCGCGCGCGGCACGGGGGGCATCCAGCTCAACGCGCGCAGCCTCCCGATGTTCAGCTTCGATTTCCAGGGGCTGATGGGGACGATCAGCGACACCGCGCTGCCGACCGATGTGTTCACCGCGTGGAAGAAGCCGCTGCCGGTCAACAACGCGAACACCAGCGGCTTCTCGCTGCACGGTTTCGCCGGCAAGCTCTACGGGCTCGACATCGCGGCATCCAACTCGGTGGTATACCGCAACCTCGTCGGTAGCGAGGACGTGCTGGTAACCGATCGCGCGCCGGCGGGGAGCGTCACGATCGAGCGCCCGACGATCGCGGAGAAGGACTATTTCACGCGGGTGAAGGACGTGACCCTGGGGCCGCTCTCGGTCCTGCACGGGACCACCGCGGGAAACCAGGTGCACGTGCACCTGCCATCGACCTCACTCACCCAGCCGAGATTCGAGAACCGCGAATCGGTGGTCGCGCTGCAGATGGCGCTGCGGGCGATCGCCAACCTCGGCAACGACGACATCGCCATCCAGGCGCTCTAGAGGAGCATCGCACCCACAAGGGCCGCCTCGGTAACCGGGCGGACAATAATAAAGCGGGCACACTGGCGGGCACTCCCTCACGGGCGGCCCGCCTTTTTTTAGGACGTTTAACGAGGATTTAACAATGTTCAAGGTCTCGAAGAACCGCATCGTGAAGAAGTGGCCCGCGGTCATCCCGGTGCCGCAGGACGGCGGCCGCGTCATGAAGTACGACGTGGAGGTGGACCTCGAGGTGCTCACACAACCGGAACAGGATGCGATCTACACCGGCAGCGGCACCGACGTGGATCTCCTGCAGCGCGTCGTCGTGGGGTGGGAGGACGGGCAATTCCAGGACCACGACGAGAAGCCGCTCTCGTGCAACGAGCAAACCAAGGCGGTGCTGTTCGCGATCTCCTACGTCCGCGCGGCGCTGATCGAAGCCTATCTCAAGGCGTACAACGGGCGCGAGGGCCAGAGAAAAAACTAGCCGACGCCGCCCGCCACTGGGCCGGGGCGGGCGCGCGGAAGAGCGCCGACAAGGACGAGGCGGCCGAGGATGCACGGGCAATGGGTTTAACGCATGCGCAGATCGCCGAGATGCTGGCCGAGGATGAGGATGAGGCAGATCGAGCCTTCGAGGTGTGGCCGGAGAACTGGCCGGCGCTCGACCTCTTCCTCGCGCTCGGCACGCAGTGGCGCATCGGCCCTCTCGGCGGCGCGCTGGGGCTCGATTATCAGGGCGTCCACGCCGCGATGCGCATGATGAATGTGAAGTACCGGGCTTTGATGTTCGATGACCTGCACG